GTTATGTAGGTGGTGCATTAGCTTGGGGAGCTACAGGATTTGATAAGGATAATATAAATATGTTGGTTGACAACTTTTGGCAAAAGGCTATTCAATCAGCTGAAGAATCTGTTAAAGGTAAACTTCCTGTTTACGTCAGTGACAAATTAAAAAATGGTAATTTATTAGATAATATTTTTTCAACTGCATTCTGGGCTACAGAAGGAGCAGATGGAATAGGATTTCTATTATCATTCTTAGTCCCAGGTCAGACTTTAAAAGCTACTAAATTTGGTGCTAAGGCTGCAAGATTAATTAAACCTGGTACTCAAATAGCACCATCTCTAATGAAAGGTGCTGAAATGGCTGATGCTGTAAGTGCTGGAACTAAATCATTAGCAAATAGTATTGATTTTGTTGGTGCTACTATTGTTAATACACTGTTTGAATCAGCGGCTGAGGGTGGTGAAACTTATAGAAATGTATTAGCTAATACTAACGATAAAGAAAAAGCCTCTATAGCAGCTGTAGATGTAGTTAAAAAGAACTTTGGTATTCTATTAGCATCTAATGCTGTAGATCAGTATTGGTTATTTAAGGATATTAATTTACTTAAAAAGACAGCTGATCCTGCTCATAAAGCAGTTCGTAATAATATTATGAATCAGTTAATTGATCCTAAAACTAATTTACCAATGGCTAAAGCAGTTGCAAAAAGTGGTTGGGATAAAGCAGGAACAATTACTAAAGATTTCTTAGCTGGATTAGGTAAAGAGGGTTTCTTTGAAGAAGGATTACAATTTGCGGCTTCTAAACATGCTGAAGAATTAGCTGAAGATCCTGCATTGGCAGATAGGAACTTTTTAGAACAGATGGTTGATGTAGGTGAAACTTATATTGAAAATCTATCTAATACCGATATGCAGAAGAGTATATTCTTAGGTGGTCTTCTTGGTGGTGGTATGTCTACTATACATACCGCACGTGAAGATGCAGCTACTAAAAGAATGTTAGAAGGGCAATCTGCTAAAAAACCTAGTGCATTTACTCAATTTTTTGGTGCTAAAGAACGTAAAGAAACTCCTGGATTAAGAAAATTATTACAAAATAGTTGGGATGCAAGATATACATCAATGGAAGATCTTGCAGAAAAAACTACTGATAAAGATGGAAATATTGTTCCAGTATATGAAACTGATGGAACATATAAACTTGATCCAAAGAAAGTTGAAGCATTAGCTGAGGGTAAAATGTTGGAATATGCTGAAAAAGAACAACTATTGGCATATGCACGTACAGGAAATGAAGAAGGTTTTAAATATATTAAAGAAAAGGTAGATCATAGATATATGTCCTTATTCTTAGGACAACCTGGTGGTTTACAAATACTATTAAAGCATATTGATGCATTAGCTGAGAAAGATAAAGAAAACTTTGCTAAAGAAGGGATTAATTATGATTTAGAGGATATCAAAAAGGATTTAAAAGCTAAGGCTATTAAGTTTCAGGCTATGTATGATCGTATAGATAATACACACGATATTCTAATGGATGGAGTTAAGGCTACTAAAGAAGAAAGAGCTGACTTACAAGAGTTTAGTGATAAAGTTAGAAATAATAAACTTAATTCTGAATTACAAATTGGTTTTTATGATGGTAGAATAACAGCATTAAGAAAATCACTTAATGATACAGAATATAATGGACTACAATTACCAATAGCTTCAGGTGAAACTAATTTATCTAAAAAACTTATCACTGAATTAAAAGAATCACATTCTAAAATTAAAGACCAACTTTCAGATGCTAGTAATAAACAGATAGAAAGAACTTTAGAAGATTTAACTAAACATCAGGAAAAGCTCATAAAAGCTAGGGAAAATAGTACTGATTTTTATAATAATAAATGGTTAAATAAAACCTTTGAAGAATTAAAAGCTAAGAAGAAAGAAAATGCTAATTCTCCTGTTGATGGAAATAAAGCTAAAGAAGGTATATTCTTAGGGCCAAAATTAAAGGCTTTATTAGATAAGGCAGTTATATATGAAACTATTTCTGATCCTTCTCCTATGGTTGCAAGACACTCAGGAGAGCTAGAAATATCATATAAGGATAGAGAAGGTAAGTCACATAAAGCTTATGGTACTATTAAAACTGCAACAAGTACAGGTAACTTAAGTCTTAATATACATAAAGCTGAGGTATTAAATACTGAAACTGGTAGAACATCTTTAAAAAATATTGAAGATGATAGGAATTATTTTCTAAATGAAGATGAAACTTTTAATTATCAAGGGCAATCTTATGAGGTAACTAATATAAGAATTACCAAATCTCCAGAACAAATTCAAAAGGAAAGGCGTAGTGAAGTATTTTTAGATACATTAAAAAGTGTATTAAAAAGTAAGCAAGAGAGTATTAAGAAGGTTACTGAACAAATTACACAACAACAAGAAGATATTAACGAATTAGAAGATAAGTTAAATAAATTAATTGAAAAAGAATTAAGTTCTTTAACTGTTTTAACTAAATCAGGCCAGAATAGGGTACAGTTAACTAAAGTTCGTATAGAATCTGGTAAGGATTTAGTTAAGAAATGGCTTACAACTGATCAATTAAGGCAGGAAATTATTAAGTCTAATTTGAATTTAAAATCATTAAAGGATTTAAAAACCAGATTAGAGGTTGATAAAAAGAAGATTAATGATTTAATTAAGCAAGCAAAGAAGGATGGTGATTTTATTTCTACATTAAATAATTTATCTACAGATTATGAAAAACTAATTGCTGAACATGAAGCAGTTATTGATAAATATACTGAGATAAATGATCAAAATAATACATATCTTAATAGATTATATTCAACTTTACAAGGCTATTTAACTACTTTTTCAAGGGTTTTAGGATTACAAAAAGAATTTAAAAGTATTTCAGAAAATACTGCTTTAAATGATGATCAGGTAAAAGATGCTATGGTAGGTCTTGTAGCTGCTAGATTAAGTAGTGGTTATATTACTGAAGAACAGTATGAAGAATTAGGATTAATTCCTAATTATCTTAATACAGTTAATCAGAAGATAAAAGATTTACCTAAACAGATTGAAGAGAATAAAAAACTTATTGCAGAACAACAAATAAAATTAAATGAATTAAATGAATTGTTGGCTGTTTATCAAATGATTAATCGTAATTTTAATAAACATTATTCTGATTATTTAATTAAAGCTGGAATATTAGAAGATATTGTTGATGAAGAAACTAAAAATTCAGATACTCCTGAAGGAGATCTTAAATTTATTGATTGGGAATTAGATGATATTATAAATAAAGATAAGAATTATAAACATGTATTCTATGATGAAAATTCATGGTTTGTATCTACTGGTAATCAACAAGAACTAGTTAATGGAGTTAAAGACGATGATTTATCTCGTTGGTATGTGTTTGTAAATAAGTTAGCTTATGAACGTGATAAAGATAGTAACCAGAGTAAGTATATTTTAATGTCATATACATTAAATCAGGTTAGTGAATTAAAAGCAGATCATATTATTCGTAAAAAACTTAAATTCTATGCTGGTGAAATTAAAGGTGAAAAACAGTTTGTAACATACGATCAATTACAAAATCTTCCACAAGCTAATAAAGATATAGCTAAAAATGATATTAAAATGGTTGTTTATGAGAGATCAGGAAAACCATTAATGGTATCTAAACAGGTATTTGGTGAAAAGGATACTAACTATATTATATTTAATTCATTTAAAGAGCATAAAGATGGTGTTCAAAATTTTGAATCATTTTCTATTGATAAGGCTGTACAATTAAAACTTAAAGCAAAATATCCTAAAGAAAAGACTTATACAGATGACCAAGTAACTGTAGCTACAAAAGAAGTTAGAAAGGCATTAGAAGATTCATGGACTAAATATCTTGAAAGTAGAGAAAAACTTAAAGAGAAGTCTTATATCTTTGAAATAAATCAAGTAAATCCTGGTGTTAAAGTAATTGATGATACACTTAGACCTATAGAAGTTTTAGAAGCTGCTGGTACTAATGATATTAAAGATATTGCTGATAGTTTTGTTATTCATGTGGCAGGAGAAAGACGTGGTGATCCAAAGAGTAGAAAGAAATATTATCGTAATAGACTAACACGTAAACTTAGTTGGACTGAACATGAGTTACTTAGTGGATATTTATATTTTCAGCATGATAATAGATTTGAAAGAGTTAAACCTAGAACATTAAGTGAAACTGGTTCAGTTGATTCGGTTGTTAATATAATTAAATATCTAGCAACTAACCCAAAAGAAGCTGATGAAATTGAAAAATTCTTACATAAGATTATATATATTAATGCTGATAATAAAGAATTTAAAATAGGATTTACTAAATTCTATGGAGCTAATAAAGTTAAAATAGGATTTAGATCATTATTCTTTGGTGATAAGGAATTAACTGTTGAACAAATACTTAATGATGAAGGTATAGATTTATTAAAAGATTTTCTTGCTAAGAAATATTGGAACTTCGATGAAGAGTCTTTAGAAGAAAGTTCTTTTACTGAATATAAAATAAATTGGGTTGCTGGTAAACCTAAAATCTCATCTAAATTATGGGATGTAAAAGATGGTGGGTATGCTGGATTTTTATTTTCTAAATCAGAAGGTAATATTCCTAAAGGTACTGTATTTGTTAAACCACAATCTAATGATTATTTAGAAAATACTAGGAATCCTCAGTATATAAATCAATCTGTATCATTAGTTAGTCAAGGTACAGAATTTAAAAAACCTAAACCAGAACCATCTGATAAGAATAATAAAAGTACAAAAGGTTTAGGTAATTTAGGTAAAAAGACTACTGATAAAACTACAAAAGGTTTGGGTGGTTTAAAGAAAAAGACTGAAGAAACTAAAGATACTGGAGAAAAAGAAGTTGAAAATGCATTATCTAAATTAGGTAAAAAATCTTCTGTAACTATTAGTCCGAGTACAGTAGGTTCTAAATTTCAAAATGAAGATGAATATTGGGATAGTTTAGGTAAAGCTGAACAAGATAGAATTACTAATAAATTTACTAACCAAACTTTAGAAGAGTTAAAAACTAAATATTTTAAAGCTTATCAGACATCACAGAACGGTTCTGGTATAAATAGAGTTATAGAAGATAATGAAGAATATGTAAAAGAAGAATTTGATTCTAAACTAGAATGGTTTAAAACTAAGTTCCCACAAATACCTATTTCAGTAATTGAAAGTCAATTATTAAATGGCAGTTGGGGTAGGTTAACAAGATTTGGTAAAGTATTGATAAGTGATTTAGCTGCAGAAGGTACTATTTACCATGAGGCTTACCATACTTATTCTTTATTATTCTTAGATGATGCTAAACGTAAACAACTTTATTCTGAAGTAGAAAAACGTTTAGGTCGTTCTTTAACAGATAAACAAGCAGAAGAAATTTTAGCTGAAGAATTTAGAGAATATATGACAGCTCCTAATTCTTATAAATTTGGTAAAAGTGAAGTGGCTAAGAAATCTTGGTTTAAACAACTATTTGATTATATTTTAGAATTATTACAAGATTGGGGAATTATAAGATCTGATAAAACAGATTTTATGATTGAATCTACTTTTAAAAATATTGATAACACTGAATCTTTTGTTATTGAGGATAAATTATTAAAAGAAAGAGCTTTAAATATAAGAGAGAATTATAACCGTAATAGGGTTATAGCAGATATGACTGAAAAAGAAACCTTGTATGCAATTCAGGATTTTAATTTTTCATTCTTCCAAGTATTATTTGATCCACAAAATACTGAAAAAGATATACTTTTTAATATAGAAGCTAGTTTACCTGAAATATATGAAGAATTAGAGATGATATATGATCAACGTCATAAATCTAATGCTATAGCTAATAAAATTTTAGATAATTTTGAAGATGTAAAAAAGAGGCATCGTGAGTTTTTGAAAAATTATCAAATATTTATATCAGAAAAAGCTTTAAAAAATGAGGAAGATATTTATGAAAATTCAGATATAGATGAAGATAGTAAAGGTAAGAATACTACTGAATATATGGATTCTATTTCAGTTGATTTAAATAAATTATTAGACAATCCAATTAAAATGGTTATTGCTGGTTTACCTTCTATAACTATGGTAAATGGACTACCAAAACCAACTTTATCTGAATTTTCTACTAAATCCACTGCAGTTTATTCAGATTTAATAGATGTTTTAGGTGATCAACTATCTAATTCTACTTCCTTTTCACAAATGGTTGATACATTATTTGTAATATCAGAAAATTATCCAGAATTTATTGTACTTCTAAAAAGACTTGGTATTAAAGATTTAACAAGTAATAATCCAACTGTATATCAGAAAAATCTACAAGATCAATTTTATAAAACCTTTTCTCGTACTAAAATAAACCCTATATTATATAATTATGGTTTAGATGGTAAAAAATATGAATTTAATGCTTTAGAAGATGTTACAAGAACTGTAATACAAGATACTTGGCTTAATAATGCTAGAAGTATATCTTCGGATAAAAATTCTTATGTATATAAAGATACTAATGGTGAATATCTTATTAAATTAAAAACACTTAAAACTGATTTAGAATATTTTAATTCGTTAAAAACTAATAAAGTAGATTTAGGAGTAGATATTTTAAGTAAGTTAGGTATTGATCTACATGGTAGAATAAATAATGATCAGATAACTTCTTATTTAAAATGGTTAAATGATACCATTAAAAACAAAACTGATAAGTTATTAGTAACTGATTTATATAATAGAGATGTTGTTAAGAATCAAAAAGAATTACAGGCTTTATTGGATAGTACATCTAAAGTATATTTAAAGAATAAAGATCTATCATATTTTAATCAGGATGGTAATAAAGAATATTCAGTTACTCTTAATTCACATCTTTCTAATGTTGTCAATTTATTAAACCAAATTGGTTATAATAGAATCACACAATCTAATTTTATACCTGATGAGGTAAAACATCTTATGCCTTTTAATAGTGAAACAGAAGAAGGTAGTTTATTTAATACTAATTCTATCTGGTATGAAAAACTTTTAAATGGTGATAAATTAGAGTTAGTAGTTTTAAAAGGATTAACATCTATGGTAAATGGTGTAGAAATTTCTAAAGCTGTTTTAGGGGATTATAAAGCTATTACAGCTAATGCACTATTAAATGGAATAGTTCCTTTCTTAAGATCAGCTGAAAGAAAGTTAGAGTATGGATTTAGAATAGGAACTACTAATTATGATATTACAGATTCTATTTTTAAAAATACCTTAACTAAGTATCTAGAGGATGAATTAAGAACTTCATTTGCACTATTTATTGATCCTGAGAATTGGGGTGGAAATTTAAATTATTATTCTAAAAATGCAAAAGAATTAAGAGTGTTTAATTTCTTAAATAAGGATAAAAAAATTAAATCATTAGAAGATTATTATCAGGATCATAAAGATGTAGATTATGAATTAGTAAAGGATAAAAATAGTAAACAGACAGTTCATCTTGCAAATAAACTTACTCAACAATTTTTAAAGACTTATAGTAAGGCTATTGATATTAACTTTGATAATTATATTAGAGATTTAGAAAGCATGACTAAGGAATCTCTAATGGAAGATAATCTTATTAAAGCAGAGGGGACTGGAAAAGGTTTAAAATATTTTGTACCAGCTTTTGATACTGAAACTTTAGATAAAATAGGTATCTCAAAACAAGGTGGAAAATCAATCTCTGAACATAATGTGAATAAGTTAATTCGTATTATGTCTTATAATTCTTTTGTTGGTAATAATGAACAATTAAAATTATTTTTAGGTGATTTAGCACATTTCAAAAACGCTACTGATTTTCATAAAAGAACTACAGGGGCAACATCTACTAAATATAATCAACGTGATGATGTTGAAACTAGAGAACATTTAAATGATTTCTATAGACGTTTTGATAATAAGACACGTACAGAATCAATGTCAATGGTTGTAGTAGATGATGTTATAACTTCCAATGCAGATCTTAAAAAATACTTTGAAGACTATGGTAAGATAAATGGTGTTGATGCTCAGTCTTGGATGATGCTAGATGAATATAGAGACATTATGTTAAGACACGGTATTTGGTATCCTAGACATGAGAAAACATATCAATTTGAAAATCAAAAATTAGCATTAAGACTTATTGAATTAGATAGAATTGGACGTAAATTACCTATAGATATTAATAGAATTAAATCTGAGTTTACATCAGAAACTGGTATGTTTTATAAACATACAAAAGGTAAAATTCCATCTAAACCTTTATATTTAAATACAGAAATTAATGAGAATAACCTTACTCCACTAACTATTATTAAACCACAAGGGTTTGGTCGTATAGGTGGTTATAAAGGTATAGCACCTACTCAATTCTGGAAAACAAGTGCGGCTCCTATTTTTCCATCTGCAATAGAAGATGATAGTCCTATGTTTGATTTCATGTTAAATATGATAGCTAACAAACAAGGGGTACTAACTTTTAAATCTGCTATGAAACAAGCAGAAATTATTAATGTTTACGATAAGGAAAGACAGACTTCTAGAATTCAAGAAGTATATAAAGAAGATAATTATTTAAGTCAAGAATTTAAATATCGTGATTTTGGTATACAGTTAGATATTCATGAAGAATCTGAAGGAGAGGTATCTGTATCTACACAAAGAACTCGCCTTGAATTCTTAGATATATTTAATCTTGGAGAACCTGTTAAAAATGAAAAATTAGCAGCAAATAGACACGAATATACTTATATAACAAATGACTTAGAAACTCAATTAAGAAAAGAGTTGTTAGATGAATTAGGTATAGTTCAAGATGATAATGGTAATTTTACCTTACCTGATAAAAATAAAGATTTATTTAAGAAAAAATTAATTTCAGCATTTCAAAATAGACAACTCCCATTAAATGTTATTGATGGTTTAGAATTATCATTAGATAATAATATAGTTGAAATGAGGATTTTTGATGTTACTCTTAGTAAGTTTAAAATAGAGGAAGTATTAACTTCTATTGTTAAAAATAAGCTTATTAAGCGTCAAATATCTGGTGAAATGTTAATACAGGAATCATCGTTCTTATATGATAATCCAAATTCTAAAAGATTATTGAATTTTTATCAAAAAACTAATAATTCGGTAACTCCTATGGAAGTAATGATTGCTATACCTAATAGTTTAAAGCAATTTGTAGTAGATATAGGTGGTTTAGATGTATTAAATAAAGCTATTGCTGAAAATGATACTAAATTATTAGGAGAAGATTTCTTTAAAATACTTACTATACCAGCTAATAGAATACCAGGTCAATCTATAAGTTCATTAGATATTATTAAAATTAAGAAATTTTTACCATCATATCACGGTAACAAGATAGTTTTACCCGCTGAAACTACTGTTAAAACAGGTAGTGACTTTGACGTAGATAAATTAACTACTTATTTTAATAATTTTACGTATAAAGATAAGAAATTTACTTATCATAATGACTTAGGTACTCTTACAGGTAAACAAAATAGATTAAATGAATTAGCAGTTGAATCTTTATTAGATCCTGAGAGATTTACAGAATTTCTAACACCTATTGATACAAAATATTTAAGGAATAGAGCTAATAAAATTCAAGATACTGAAGATAATACTAATAATATTATAGAAGCCAGATCTAATGAATCTAATTTATCAGATGTTATACATTGGTGGTATAATATGCAAAAAGGATATGAGTTCTGGGTTAGTAAATCTGGGGTAGCTGTTGTTGCTGTACAAAATGCTGCACATGCAATAGAACAAAATCATCCTTTATATATTAATAATGTTATACCTTTAATGTTTGAAGGTCAGAAAATTAATCCAAATGAACAATATAAAAGTGGTTTTGTAAAAGATAGTTCTGGAAGATATATTTCACATAATTTTGCTGAATTCTTATCTGCTTTCGTAGATGCTGTAAAAGATCCATTTATATTTAAAATTACTAGTACAGAAACTTTTAATGCTATTGCTGCATTAAATAGATTTGGTAAAGATGCTAGTGTTGGATTAGATTCTATTATTGAATTTTATAGTCAGAAGGTTGTGAAAGATTTTATTAAAGTAAAAAGAGCAAATTCAGCTCAGTTTATGTTCTATAATCAATATAATATACCTGGTATTAAGTGGACACAGACCCGTAGATTAAATCAGGAAAAACAGTATCAATCAGTATTACGTAAATTAAAACTAGAATTACAACCTTCTAAAGAAGCTCTATTACCAACAAATTATACTAATAGTGTTGCATCAGCTGTTGAAGACTATATAAGTATTCATTCTAAAGTTTTTAAAAACTCTACTGAATCTATAAAAGATAGAGAAGATTTAAATTCTACTCAAAAATTTGAATTAGCTACTAATTTAACTGATAGTGATAAAGAAGTTATAAAAGCATTCAACCTTATTCATTCTAGAATAGAAGATTATGGATATAAATATTTAACTTTAGATGATTTAAATAAAGTAAAGACTAAAAAAGAGATTTCAAATGACGAGTTATTTAAATTACAGGTTCAAATTCTAGACAATTATATGATGTATAATCAATTAGGTTGGAATATAGTTAGTTTAAATAGTTTTTTACGCCCTGATGCTGCTAGTAGTGTCAATAGGCATTTAAATTCAATAGACGCTTCTATTATAACAGGTGAAAATACAATTAAAGAAAGAGGTTTAGTAGATTTTAATAGTGTATTACATGCTATTGCTGGTAGACCTGATAATCCTAGTTTAATAAGACAGTTCTTTGAAACAAAGCAAAATATACCAGAATATTTTAAATTTTCATCTTTAGTACAAAAGAATGATATAGTACATAATTTCTTTATATCTAATGTATATAAAACATTTGGTAATCCTAATCGCAGATTAAGTAATACTAAAATAGAAGGAGCATTAGAAGTTATTGAATCTGATTTTATAACCTTTTTATCAGTAGGTATGTTAGATTTAGATACCAAAGGAACTCAAGATTTTTATAAAGTATTATTTCAAGATAAAAATTCTGTAGCTAAACAATTACTTAAAAATCAGGCAACACTTAAAGATAATTTAGCAATACAAGGATTACATCCTATTATTGAAAAAATTGATAGTAGATCTCAATCTATTTCTGAAATAGATAATATATCACTACTAAATAAGAAATATGATAGTAATCAATGGGATGCATTAGAAGCTGAGATTTTTGATTTAGCAACTAATGGTAATACTAAACAAGAAGATTTTGTAAAACAGCTTATATTATTTAATAACTTTCAATCAGGATATAAAAAATCTCCTATATCTATACATGAAATTATTCCTAATAGATTGTCTATTCCTATGATTTCAGAAGCTTTAAGAAAGTTTTCAGAATTATCTGAAGGTGAACAGTTAGAAAAATTAAATAATTTCTTACATCAAATGTATAGAAATAATTATGATAATAGTGATATTGTTTCACGTAATAAATTCCCTATTAAATATGGAACTGAAATTTTACGTGATAATAAAGGTTATCATAAACATGTTGATTATGTAGCTGCTAACATGTATTTAGATACTCAAAAAAACGATAAAGGTAAACGTCCTATGACTATTGCTTTATATCAGCGCATTTCACCTACAGAATTTCAATTAGTATCTAAATTAGGTAATGGTTATAAATTTAAAGAATATTATCTTGATGCTAGTATTGAAGAATTAGAAGCTTTAAGTATTATTGAATCTAATAAAACTTATCAATTTGATACTAAAAAGGCTAAAGTTGCATCTTTAGATGATTCAGATGACTATAATCCAAATGAAGGTGAAAATAACTTTGAAGAAGATTCAGATGTTATAGATTCTAAAGCAAATATTTATTTTACTAAACCTACTAAAAAACAATCAAAAGGAGGTAGTAAAGTAGGATTAGAAGAAACTGATTTAAATGACTCAATTATTCTAGATGAACCTAATATTTATGCTAAAACATTTGCTAATAATAAGGATGTAACTATTCATCAAATAATTAGAATGATAGAAAATAATGCAGATGAGCCTTATAAATTAACATTAGCTAGAATTCTAAAAGAAGAATTGAAGATGGTCGTACCTGTTACAATATTTGATACTACTTATAGAGATGAGAATTTATCAGATACTAATGGAAAATATAATGGATTCTATGCTTATTGGGAAACAGAACCTAAGAAAAGATTTATAGGTCTATATGATAGATTAGATAAGAATAGTTTTGAACTTACAACTTTACATGAAGGTGTGCATGCATTAACTATTAATAAATATGTTAATCATGAATTAACTTCTTATAATAAGAAGTTTTATAATAAGATTAATCAGTTAAATGATTATGTTAGAAACTATGTAAATAGTAATGACTTAATAAATCAACTAGATTTAGACTTAAGTTTAAATGAAATTAATAAATTAATATTCTCTAATCCTAAAGAATTTATTAGTTATGGTTTGTCTAATCCACAGTTCCAAAAGTTATTAAGTGCTATTCCAGCATTAAATGAAAATGACATTAATCCTGATATTAGTAAGTCTATATTCAGACAGTTCTTAGAAAGTATTTTTGAATTATTTGAAGGATTCTTTGCCAGACATCCAGAAGCTAATTTAGAATACTCAGTATTTGCTGAGTTAATATCTTCAGTAGATGATGTATTACAACAACCTGTTGAACAGAACTTTGATTATTTAACAGATTTCTCATCATCTTATGAAATAGCTAAATATCAACAGAACTATTCATTAGCTATAGAAACACAAGCTGAAAATAAGGATAATAATAAAAATGAATTAGATAAAGATAATAATGCTACTTCGTTTGAACAATTATACCCAGATTATAGTTATCTTAACGAAAGTGAAAGACAGGCATTTTTAGAGGCAGTAAATAAAGGTGAAATTAAATTATCTTGTAAATTATGAATTGTGACCCAATAAACTTAACAAAGGAGCAAGTAACTAATATCTTGATGCATCGTGGATTATTATTTGATTTAGCCCCCGAAGACACTGTTAATGATATACTTAATAGGTATAAATTTTTACAGGATAATATGTTTTTACCTGAAGGTGAAGATACTAGATATACTATTTTTTCTAATGAAATACTAGAAAGGTTTTCTACTTTAGCTAAAGAACGATATGAAAGTCGTGTTGGGAAATCTAATGTAGCAAAGTCTACTAAATATCCTAATAATATTAAAAAGAAAGATGCTGGTACTAGAATTCATGCTATTTTAGCTGATTTAATGTTAGTTAAATTAGGCAAGAAAGAACTAAGTATAGTTAGATCTAATGCATCTATAGGTAAATATAATGTATCTGGAACTAATTTTAAAGCTCTAGTTAATTTAGTAGATGAAGTATATGAAGATATTCAAAAACTTCAAAAAGAGATTGATCCTAAAGGAAAGGTTAATATTTTAGTAGAACAAAGAATTCTTGATCCTACTCAAAATAGAGGTGGAACCATGGATATACATGCAGTATTTTCAGATGGTACTGGTTTAATCTATGACTATAAAACAACTCATTCTAGTTATGAAAACTATCAAGGTAATGAATTAGTAGATGATTTACTACATGAAAATAAGATTGCTGATAATGAGTTGACAATGGCTGAATATAAGAGAGTTGCTATCCAACGTATGGGAGTTAAAGAAATAAGACAAACACGTTTAATTCCAATTCATTTACGTCTAGAACTCAAACCTGAAGGTCAACAAAAACAATTCGATAATTTTACTGATAAGGTTGTATTAATTGAAGCAGGTAGAAATTATAGTGATTTTCTTAAACCTATTCCTGTTGCAGGTGAAGCAACTAAATATAAAGGTATTAATGAAGTTTTGGATCGTCAATATAATTTAATAAATAGCCTTAATAAAAAGTTAGAAAAGTCTGGTATAAGTGTAGATGAATCTGATAGAATAAAAGCAAAAATATCCTCATTAAGAAAAGCTATTAGGTCTACTTTGGTAGATGGTGAAATTGATAATATACTTGAAACTATATATGATTTATTATCTGAAGTTCAAGAACGAATATCAATTCCTGAAAAAACTAAAGATGGTAAGATTAATCCTTTATATATATCTGATGAAGAATTATATGAATTAAATCAGGAGATTAAAATTTATACTGATATAGTTCAAAATACTTCTATTTATTATAGAGACTTACAAGAAGAATCTCCTAAAGCATTTGAACATTTAAGAAAAGGATTATCAACAGTTGGTAGTAATATTAGTCGTGCACAATTTGATGTAGCAGAAGAATTAAGTAAACGTACATTAGTTAATATTGAAGAAGACGCTAAAGATAAAGATGGTAATTTAAAACCTTTAACAGAATTAGATTTCTTAACAAGGAATTTTACCAGGATGTCTAGTATTAATCATCCTATATTTAGAGCTGCTTGGGACTTAATACAATCAGAATTATTTGAACAACGCCAAATACTTAGAACTATCTCTGATGATGTAGAAAACAATCATAAAGCTGTAGCTCAATGGGCAAAGTCTAATGGTATGAGTGTAACTGATGCTTTTTCTAAGATTATTAATTTTAAGACTGGAAATCTTATTAGTCAGACTAGCCAAGAATTAAATGATAAAATTGATGCAGCCTATGCCGATCCAGATACAGAAAGAGGTGGAAAACAACTTATGGCTTTATTAGAAGTAAAAGATCCTGAATTTGATAAAAAATTTAAGGAACGTTACGAAAACTATAAGAAGAGAATGAAGTATAAGTACATGGATGATATTATTGGTTATAAGAAAGCTGTTGAAAATTGGTATGTATCTAATAATTTAAGTAAACATTATGAAGCTTGGATGAATAGGTATAATCGCAATAGATTACAAATTAAACAATCAGTTAAGGAAAATAATTTATCTGAAGATTATAAGGCTATACAAAATATAAAACCTCTAAAAGATTATTATGAAATGTATATGAAGTATAATAATCAATTTAGACATATTTTAGGTTTAAATAAATACAATAAGCTTCCTGCTAATTTTATCCCTAATATCAGAAAGACTATGACTGAAAGTATAGCTGTTGATGATATTAAAGAATCATTTAAATATATAGGTACTGAATTTTGGGATTCTTTTAATGTAAGAGAAGAAGATGTTTATATTTCAGATATAGACGCATCTGGTGACATTAAAAGAACTATACCTATTCTATTCTTAAATCCACTAACTAATAAGAATAGAGAGATTGATAACACTAAAAAGTCCTATGATTTAAGTAAGAATTTACTTCTATTCTCAAAGATGGCTTATAATCATCAAAGTATGAGTAGAATAGAGCCTAAAATTATGGGTATGAAAGAACTTATGGCTTATCCTACAGCAGAACAGGGTGGAACTCAAGTTTTAGATTCATACGGTCGTAAGGTTACTGGTAAGATTAAGGAATACGCTACTAAGAAAGGGTTTGATACAGATACTTATAAGTTATTTGAAGATTTAACTGATTATTATCTATATGGAATTAAGTTTAAATCTGAAAACTCATTAGGAAACTCAGCTAAATTAACACATACTCTATTAAAACTTAAAAACTACTATGCTAAAAAATCATTATCATTTGCTGTAGTACCTGGTTTAGGTGCTTATATTGCTGGTAATGTAGCTGGATTCTTTGAAGGTGTTAAAGGAGTTAACTATACTAAAGATAATATTAAACAGGCTTTTAAGAATAAAACTACTGAATTTAAGAAATATAAGGCTATATCTTTATTCTTTGATGTATATGCTGAAGATCCTATAAATGCTATGTCTGATGCTCAATCAGCTAACTTCTTAACTAAGATAGCTACTACAAGAAACATGTTCTATCCGTTAAGAAAGACTGATGAGCTTATAAATGATGAGGTATTAAATAGAGTATCATTAAATTGGGGTATAGACATTGATAACAAAACTGGATTAGGTGTAAATGCCTTAGTAAGATTAAATCGTCCTGATCTAGATACTACAGGAATTAAAAGTATTTATGAACTTACTACATTAGATGATAAGTCTGGTAAGATAATTGTTAAGGGATTACAAGACGAGAAAGGTAAGATTATTAATAAGGAAGCTTATATAGCCTTTAGAAATGCTGTTAAATCTACTTCAGGTAGTATTATAGGTTCGTTATCACAAGAAGACATTAGTAGAATAGATGTAGTACTGATATATAATCTTATGTTCCAATTCAAGACATGGGCTCCTGAAATAATTCGTGAAAGGTTTGGTAACTTAAGATATGACCCTGCTACACAAGCTGTTCGTTGGGGTAGATATAAAGCAGCTTTTGCTGAATATGGATTATCAGCTTCTGAAAGAGAAGGCGCACAAAAGATTAATAATTTTATATCTCAGATAGTTTTACCTAATATGGGTAGAATGGTATTAGATATTATGACTTTTGGAATAGGAGCTAAACATGGATTAGCTGGGATTACTAAAGAATATACTGACCCTAGAACAGGTAAGGTAAGACGTATTAGATCTAATCAAGATAGAGCTAAATTAATGTATAATGAATGGATTAGAAAAACTGGTCAGGATTATAAGAAAGTTACATTTGAAATGTTCTTAGAAACTAAAGAAGCTCAAATGAGAGCTATGATGACTGAGTTAAGAACTATTATGATATTCATAAGTACTTTATTATTCTTAGGAGCTGATGGAGATGATGATGGTAAACCTAGATATATGGAAAGTTATCTTGGTAGATTAATATTTAAAGGAGCTGCTAAAGCTAACTCAGAGTTAACATTCTTAATGAGTCCAGCACAATTAGCTCAAATGGTTAGAAATCCATTACCAGTTGCATCAGTATTAACTGATTTTATAAAACTATTTAAAAATACATTTGATGAAGGAAGAGATGTTATATTTGGTGAAAATTCTCCTTATGATAAATCACCAGCATTTTTCTATACAATTCAAATGGCATATGGTGGTAATCAATTATCTAGATTCTTAGAGTTGTACCAACAATATGAAAAGAATCCATATCCTGTTATAGCATTGACAGGGCAATGAAAAAAGGGGGGTTATTAGCCCCCCTCAATTTTCCTATTAACAAATTACATTCCATTGTCATGAATGTATTTCTTAGGTTTTCTTAAGTATACTAATACTTACGTACTCACCTGTACTTCTTAACCTATTTCTTTCCTTTTCTGCCTCAACATAATTAGGAACACTTCGTTCATAATCTTCTAATGTTGTATCAGAACCTTTCATTGCGATTTTATACGCTTTTACCATGTAATGCATTTTAAAGTTATTTAAGACTGTTATGATATTTATCTTGTGCAATTTGGTAATTATTTTCAGCATCTACTAATCTTTTACATGCTTTAATTAATTCTAAATAACATTCATATTCTTCTAACATGTCTTTAGCATTAATAACTCCTGGTACTACTTGATGTTTTTTTGTAGTCTCCTTTCTAGTATTATAAATTCCTACAGCTAATTGTACTTCTGCAGTAGAAGTCTTAATTTCTTTTACTTCATTTTCAAATTTTTTCATAATTTTATATTTAAATTTTTTGGGTGAAAGATGGGTTATGATCCCATTACCTCTAGATCCACAATCTAGCGCTCTACCAATTGAGCTACAATCACCATATAATATTTAAGTACTCCGAACAGGAATCGAACCCGTACCACAAGATCCGTAGTCTTGCATTCTGTCCATTAAACTACCAGAGTATAGAGCGTAGTATCGGTCTCGAACCGCATCCTCAGCTTGGAAGGCTATCGCTTTACCAATTAAGCTATACCACGCATTAGTACTAAGGGGTGGAGTTGAACCATCATGACTAGTTCATCAGACTAGTATCCTAACCATTAGATGACCTTAGTGTATGCACACCAGAAAGGATTTGAACCCCTGACCTTCGGTTTTGGAGACCGCTATTCTACCACTGAACTACTGGTGTGTTTGTGGAACAGATTGGGATTGAACCAATCTACTTTGGATTTTCAGTCCAACGCTTGAACCAACTCAGCTACTGTTCCAATTTGTCGAGATAGCAGGGCTCGAACCTGCGACCCCCGCATCCCAAATGCGGTACGCTACCAACTGCGCTACATCTCGAATTGTTGCCCCCAAGAGTTTCGAACTCCTACTCTCAGGTTCAAAACCTGATATGCTAGCCATTACATAAGAGGGCAATTTTGTAGTCTGTATGGGATTTGAACCCATGATCCTCAGCTTGAAGGGCTGATGTCCTGACCGCTAGACGAACAGACTCTTTGCGGAGACTGAGGGTAACGATCCCCCCTGAGTTTTATCCCAACTTCGGTTTAGCAAACCGATACCTTACCTCTCGGTCAAATCTCCTTTGTGCCGCCAGAAGGATCTCGAACCTTCGCGCTAAGGTTTTACAGACCTGTCGCCTACCCTGGGTTGTCGGCATTATGCGGATGAGGAGGGACTTGAACCCCCACGCCGTTTTTAGCGACCTACGGTTTTCAAGACCGTTGCCATTAGACCAACTTGACTTACCCATCCCTAGTGCTGAGGGAGAGACTCGAACTCTCAAGGTTACTAGTTCCTAAAACTAGGGGCTCTGCCATTCGCCGTAAGCCACCTCAGCATTGTGCTCCCAAACAGATTCGAACTGATACTAAACAGGGTTTAAGTCTGATGCCTCTACCAAGTTGGGCTACAGGAGCTTGAGGGCAAAGAAGGGCTCGAACCTTCAACCTATTGGTTAACAGCCAATTGCTCTACCATTGAGCTATTCACCCTAAAATATTATGAAAATGTATCCTCATCAAAACTATTATAAATATAAGATAAAAGACTTTGACCATCTTTTGAATTAGCAAAAGGTATTTGTTTTTGTTTACCAATATCCCAGAATGATGATAAAAGATTCCATCCTCTTGATTCTATATAATATTCTTTGTCATTTAAATATAGTGTAGAATCTGCGGGGTACATTTTTCCTAATGTTATTTTAAATTTCGTCATAATTAATGTATATATAAATTTGTAGGATTATCTTTATGAATCTCTATACTTGGATATTTATCATTAAAGGTCTTCACATTAAATGGATGTGTAATTAAATGATTACCATTCTTAGATGGAATAATACAGACTAATTTTTTACCTTCTGGTTCACATTTTAATTCTATATAAGCCATCATTAATGGAGATACTTGTGGTTCATCAATATCTATTATCCAATAAGGTTTAGTTTCATTATGTCCTTGTCCTGTAGCCTTATCATAAGACTTATTACAGAATGCAAATTCCTTATTAGACATTGTATTAGCTAAATTAATCATACACTTATAAGCAGTCTTCTCAAAACTACGCTTATTAAGTCTAAGCATTGCCCTAGCATTAAACACATTACAAAGAGTAATAATCTCCTTCTCATGTTTTACTAAATAGTCTATTGACTTTATATAGTAATTTCTAACTACATGAGAATTAGATCCTATCTCTTCATTCTCTTTCTTACGTTGTAATATCTGTAGATAATAAAAATCATCTTTAGATTCAAAGTTGAGTAAAGGAATAATTAAGTTAAAGTTATTGACCATAATTTTAATTTTAGCGGTCTATATCAGACTCGAACTGATTTCCCTAGCGTGACAAGCTAAGAGGATAACCCATACCCCAATAGACCAAATAAATAACTGTAGGGAACTTTGCTTAGCTAACAGTTCCTCTGTTCATTTCTGTCCGTGAACAGTAAATAGGAGACTCACCCATCCTTGAATTAATTCTAACCAGTCATCTATGGAGAAAAAGTCTCTCATAGGGGAGTATTTGCTACTACAGTTATTTGAGGCTCCAATTGGATTCGAACCAATGAACTTGGTTTTGCAGACCAATACCTTACCACTTGATTATAGAGCCAAGTTGAGCTCTCTGAGGGATTCGAACCCCCGACAAGCTGATTACAGATCAGCAGCTCTGGCCAACTGAGCTAAGAGAGCGTGGTGGGAAGATTTCATGACCTGCTGTTAATTTTCTATACAGAAAATATTTTTTGTCTTCCCATTTGTAGCGGGAGGTTGATTCGAACAACCATCACCAGGGTTATGAGCCCAGCACCTAACCATTAGACGACCCCGCTATGGTGGAGTCACTTTTTATACAGAGCGACCCCTGGAACTGTTTTACAAATATACAAAGTTATTTTTTAATTTCCAAATTATTTTGAATAATTTTTTTAATTTGGTAATATGATATAGGTGTAAAATCATTTCCATCCACTCCTACATCATACTGAGTTGCACGAAGATACTTCATTTGATTATGTTCAACTACTACAAAATCAGCAACTTCCTTATTAGCTTCTAGAATATTTTCACCTGATTCAGTAGGAGTGTTAATCTTAGCACTATGCCAATGACCAAATAAATTCCATGCTCCACGATGACTTTGATACCATGAAAGCATAGGATAATGACATAACGTAATACGTTGTTCTTCTTTTGAATCAGGTTCTTTTACTCCAATATTAACAAAACCATCATAAAGTAGACTACCCTGATTAACGAAGATTTTCTCGTTCATATCATGATTACCTTTAATGAAGATTTTACTTCCATTAAGATTATTAAGGTAATATGCAATTTCTTTATCACCTAATCTCCAACAGAAATCTCCTAATATAAAGATAGTATCATCTTTAGAAACAGTTTTATTCCAATTTTCCATTATTACACGATCCATTTCATCTACATCTGCAAATGGTCTTTGACAAAATACCATAATATTTGCATGTCCTAGATGAGTATCACTTGTAAAATAGATTTTATCTGGATTAGTAAAGTGTAATGATTTCATTTTTTCTTAGTTGTAATTAATTCCCCAGTAATATTTACATGCTCTTGACAATTATCACACCACATATCTTCAATATCATCCATTCTATAATCAGATACTTTATCATTATTAGGATTAACCCAAGCTATGGCTTGTACTTTTTTACTACCACAATTATCGCAAGTATATATACATTTAGTAATGGTTTTAATTTTTTTACTCATATTTTTTTATTTAGACCAGCATTGTGATATTTTACAATCTACTTCAACTGGTATTGTTTTAATAACTACTTTAGCTGCATCAATCATTTCTTTCTGTAAAATTACTTTCCAAGATTCTGCGAATTCTTCTTTACATATAGTCTGCAACTCATCATAAACCTGCATTACTATTTGTACTGGATAATTATTCTTAACTATCAAGTTATCAATATTTACCATAGCTAACTTAATAATATCTGCATTGGTTGCTTGAATAGGTGTATTTTTACTAGCTCTTTCAATCTGTCCTAATGTTGCAAAGTCATTACTTTTATAAGTAGGAAACCAACGTATTCTTAAGAATGGTCTGGCAGATCTTATAAAACCTTTAGTCTTACCAAAGTTACCTAATGCGTTTAGGAATCTCTCTACACCAGGTACAATAGAAAAGAATTGTTTAATTATACCCTTTGCTTCGGTAACAGGTATTTGCATTGTGTCAGCTAACTTAAACTCACTCATTCCATAAGATAATCCAAAGTCTACAGTCTTCTGTACATCTCTGTACTTAAACTCAGGTTTTGGTGGGAATGATTTTTTAACATCACCTATAGGAATATTAAAAGTAGCAGCACATAACTCAGAATGTAAATCACCACCTCTATTAAATACATCTAACCAAAATGGATCTTGGCTTAACTCAGCTATAATACGTAATTCCATACCACTATAGTCACCACCAACAAACTTATAACCTTCTGGAGCCTCAAATGCAGATCGTATTCGTACAGCTAACTCACCATGACCTGGTATTTGATTAATATTAGGTTCACTAATAGAAATTCTACCAGTACTTAGTATTTGCCAAACATTACCATGAAGACGTTGAGTTACAGGATTTACAAACTTTAAAAATTCTTTACCAAACGAAGTAGCTAATTTATTTTGTTTAGAATACTTAATTAATAATGGAACTATAGGATGCTTAGATTTTAATTTCTGTAATATCATATCACCAATAGACTCTATATTAAATCCTAAATCGTTAAGTAACTGAGTTTTTTGACTTGGTGAACCCCAGTTTATAATACAGTTTCTTTCAACATCGTCAAAGAATAAATTAGATTGTTTGTAAATAACACAATACTTTGTTAATTTGTTAGTTTTTGGTAAATCTTTAGTACCTTCTTTATATACTATAGAATCTAATTCTAATTCTAAATCTTTTACAGATTGTTCAACTTGAGTTGCTATTTCATTCCATTTAGTCTTATTAAAAGGTACACCAACATACTCCATTTTAGCAAAGACCTTAACTACATTATTCTCTAAATTAAGTATATTACCTAAACCATACTTTTCAATCTTATTTAATTGTAAAGTCTTAGTTATTGGTAAATATTTAACATCTTTAGCACCATAAACTATTACACGTTCAGTTAATCCTTCTTTATGGATAACACCACGAACAGTTTTATCTAAAGTTACGCCATAATATCTTTCTACTACACTTTTTAAACTTAATTCTCTATTTTCTATACCAGTAGTTAAGATACATTCAGCTAAGAATGTATCATACACTTTTGTAGGATATATACCATAATGATAACAGAACCGTAAGTCAAACTTAGCATTATGAATAATAAGTAATTTAGATAATAGTAAGTCTTTTATCAAACTAATAGAGTGCATAGAAGCATCAACTACAAATTGATGCTCCATGTCTCCTAATTGATATGATAAAAGTTTATCTGTGTACGGATCAAATCCAGTTGTTTCAGTATCAAATCCTATTTCATCCTTATCTTTAAAATATTCTATAAGATGTTCAATAGTAGTATTTTCAATCCAAGATACGTTTGTAGATTTACCTATGAAATATATCATTTATATCTTATAAAATCTATTGTGAATAATATAAATCCAAAACTTATTATATTACATTCTCCAAATCCATCACAACCATTAAACAGAAATATACCTAGTGATAATTCATCAAAATCACATAAATTAAATTCAACTTTTATTTTACTCATAATTAATCACATTTAGAACCACCACATTGTTTACAAATCATACAACCACCTTCCGAAGTCATTTTAGTACCACATGTAGGACAGTTTGTACCTCTTAATTCATCATCATTGACATAATGCTTTAATGTACGAGCAATAGCCTTAGAAAAGCTTGTAATATCACCAGAAGACTTACTTAATTGTTCTATACCAAACTTTAATTTAGCACCATGCCTTAAAGCCCAAGATATAATTCTTGTAAAAGCTTCTTCTTCTTGAGTCATATTATGAGTAATATCTTCTACAACAGTATCTCCCGCTAATGATATAAGATCGTATCTACCTGAACGAACCTTACGTAATATACCATGCTCTATCGCAACCTTCTCAATAGTACCATTCACAGCAAATACTTCATAAGGTTTGTTATCCAAGATACCTATAAAGACTTTCCAAGGACGACCTTTTGCCATAATGTTATAAACATCACAATAAAGATCTTTAGGACGAGGTACTCCATCATATTGAGGAAATTCATCTTTAACTCTATCAGTATTTAAAATACCATCTCTACTACCATCACGATAGACTGTCAACCCTTTTAATCCATGTTTCCAGGCTTCTAAGTACAATTTAGATACTTCTTCTTCAGTAGCCTCATTAGGTAAATTATAAGTTACACTAATACTATGATCAATCCAAGGTTGTATAATAGATTGTAATTTAATCTTAGCATAAGGACTTACCTCATGAGAAGTAGCATCGTAGTATGGAGATAATTGTATTACTTTTTCTATTGTTGGATTAGCAATTCCACAAATTTCAAAGTTATCAACAAATTTAATATTTCCAATACTAAAATCACCAACTTTTTTTAACCCAGGAGTTCCATTAATATTCATCCAAGTTTTAAATTTAGAATGGAATACATCATATTCTTCCCACCAATCTCCTTGTTTGTCTTGGAATTTCTTATTAGGATTATCTACAGTAACCTTACGTCTTCTATTGTAAACAAGAGCGAATACTGGCTCAATACCAGAACTCACTCCAGATAGAATAGAGATACTGCCTGTAGGTGCAATAGTAAGATTTGCAATATTTCGTCTGCCTGAATATTTCCATGCAGCCTGAAATTTTGGTTCTAACTCATTATAAATCCTTTTTAAATATGGATTATCTTTCTCTTTATTGAATGACCAAGCTGGAAAAGCCCCACGTTCAATAGCTAATTGAATAGATTCTTTATAAGAATTAATTGCTATTACTTTATTTACTTTCTCAGCAAAGTCAATAAACTCCTGAGAACCATAAGTAAATCCTATAGCAGCACCAGCATCAGCTAATCCCATTTGACCTAACCCTGTTCGTCTACCCATCATAAGTTTATTATGAATTTGATACCATAGACGACTTTCTACTAATTTAACATCTTCAGGCTCAGGATCAAGAGAGATTTTATTACGTATTTTAATAATCTTCTCTTCCTCTAAATCAACTAGATCATCCATTAACTTTTGTGCTAATCTGGTTGCTAGTTTTAATTCCTCAAGATCAAAATAAGCTTCTTTTGTAAATGGATTCTTTACAAATGCATATAAATTAATAGCTGATAATCTACAAGAATCATAGGCACATAGAGGAAGTTCACTACAAGGATTAGTTGTTATGGTTTTAAAGTTCTCATAACAGTCTGCTGGTGATTCCTTTATAATTTTATCCCAAAATAATAAACCTGGCTCAGCATTTTTCCATGCTTGGTGAACAAGTCTATTCCATAGTTTATTCTCTGGACTAGGATCATAATCATTTGAAGCCTCTTCCATAAATTTATCTGTAATTTTAACAGATATATTAGCTCCTGTTATTTTAGTTAAATCATCTTTTGCAACTATAAAACGTTCAATATCTGGATGATCTATATCCATACTAATCATTAATGCACCACGTCTACCTTCTTGTGCTATTCTTCTGGTAGTATCGGAAAACTGTTCCATGAAAGATATAGACCCTGTAGAAGTTAAAGCTGCATTATTAGTCTTAGAACCACGAGGGCGAAGAGTAGAAATATCTATTCCTACTCCACCACGTCTTTTCATTATTTGAGCTAATTCCTGATCAGCTTTCCAAATACCACCAATACTATCTTTTGGTGAGTCTACTACAAAGCAATTACCTAATGTAGATAAAGTGTAATCATTACCTACACCAAATAAAGGTGATCCACCAAGAACAAACTTTTCAAATCCTTTAAGAAATTCATAAATTATTTCATAACTTACAGGGTTTTTGTATTTTTGTTCAATTCTACTTAATTCAGTAGCCAATCTTTTTATTGTATCATCTGGGGATAATTCTATAAAATCCCCAGATTTATCTTTAAGAGCATATTTATCCAACCACACATTAGTTGCTAAATCATTTTCAAAATAATTTAATGCAACCTTCTCAACTTCACTTCTCTTATATACCATATTTAAAATGTTAAAACGTTTTTATCAAAACTATCAATTTGAATTATTCCATGTCTACGTTCAATATCATAAGGAATTAAAGTAGTTTTACCTTCATTAATACTATTCATATAATATTCAACTTCACCTAATACCATTATTAATGGAGGAATATCATAAGTAGTAGTATCTATTCCTAAATCTTTAAACTCAGAATGACATCTATCAGTCATATTTAAAATAATAGGAAATGTAGGTTTAAATCTACATACATAGATAAATTTAAAATCATCTACTACATAATCCTTTAATTCTTCTATTTTAAGAATAAATCTTGTTAATCCTTCACTATATAAAACTCCTTGATAACCATATTTATATTTACATAAAGCATGTTTAATAAAAAATCTATGAGAATCAGTACCAGTTTTAATATCAATAGGTGTAATAACTTTTAAATCATGATCAATTACTACAATATCTAACATACTTTTACATACACAACCTTCGTAACCATATTTTATTTTAAATTGATATAAAATTTCAATATTGTTTTCAAGCTGTTCTTTCTCAGATAAAAAGTATTCTTTAGTCCAAGGATGAGTTCTTAACATTTCAGATACTTTTGTAGCTTCCATAAATATTTCTGTAGATACTATAGTTTTATCTTTATGTTCAGTAAGTAATACTAAATAGTCTGATCCATTTTCAATAAGTTTTTTACGCTTAGTATCTGGTAACCATTTAGAATCCGACCCTGATTTAGAATATAAAATTTCTATATCTTCATTAGTAAGATCTTCTAGCTTAGTACTATACTGATTATTTACATAATACTGTATAATTGCTTTATATTGATCACTAGGAACTTTATCATTTACAAAAAACGTGTTTTCTATCTCTTTAGGATTAGTTAACATCATATCAACTAATTTACCAAAAGTAAAATATTCCTTATCTACTTCTACCTTTTCTTTAAGTAAAATCTCAGGATTATCATGTACTTCTTTTAAGATAGAATATGATAAACAATTACTTGCTCTATATTCTTCTTCTGTAGCAAATGATTCATGTAGTTTTAAAATTCCTCTATTTTTAGTTAGATCATCCATAATAATTTTCCTCAATATAAGTTGTAATAATTGTATCTAATTCTTTAGCAGATAAAAACTTTTGCATAAAATTTAACCTTTCTTCATACGAAGAAGTTTCAGATTCTAATATGGATCTATCTGCATTTATAATCCAATCCTCTACTTTTATTCTCAATAGATTCGGCTTACCTTTTGCAAAGTTAGTAAATTCAATTGAATTTTCAACATTTTCTTCAAAAATATTTATATATAGTTCTCTGATATCATTTAATTGTTCTTGTGGAAACATATCTTACCAATTTATAGTTAAGTTATTAAAACTTTTGAGATATTCATTAATTACATTAAAATGATCACATTCCCAAGGAATTCCACGATAAACTGAATATACAGGATGATAACATTCTAAAACATTATTACTAAAAGGATTAATATAAGGCTTAAATAATTGTGCATTCTTGCCCCATAAACAATATGTAATACCACTATTGATATTACTTAGTTTACATAATACTAATTTAGTAAAACGTGCCCAATATGACACATGACTAAGTGGTTTATCTTTTTCCACTGTTAAGGAAGTATTTAACATTAATACTCCTTGTTTAGCCCATTTAATTAAAGTAGGATCAAAATTAAAAGTTCTATTTTTATAAACATCTCTTAATATAGTATTATAAATAATTTGTAGAGATGGACTTAATTTTGTCTTTTCATTAGCAGCTGCAATACCTGTTGCTGATCCATCAGAATAAGGATCTTGTAATATAATAACAACAGATAATTTTGAATAAGGACACTCTTTGAAGGCTTTAAAGACATTCCTTTGTTCGGGATAAATTGTTAAATTTTCATCCTTATATAGACTATTAATATAATTTAAATTGTCTATAACTTGTTTGTCTTCAAAGACTTCATAGAGTACCCTATTCCAATCTCCAACATGTTCTCGGAGATTAATCATATAAAAGATATTAAGTTAAATACCTCTTTATTATCCTCTTCTGATAAGATTTCATTTTCACCAACCTGGTCTCTTTTATTTCTATAATATGTAATTCTATCCTCAATATATTTATTAAGTATTCTAGATACTTTTTTTGGATATACTTCGTTTACAATATCATATAAATCAATTGATTTAAGACTATCAAAAGGACAATTTACTAACTCTTTAGTATTCTTTTTAGCATACTTTAAAATAGCCACTAAAATAAATAGCCAGTTAATTACTTTTTGACTTTTAACAGTTGGAGTATGACAACGAAATTCTACAGTTTTACGTGTTCCCCAGATTAAAGGGATAATGTTTTCCCAGACGTAACGGGGTGAAATTTCCCACTTGTGCTGACCACTTCTATCTAAAGGATGTTGACCAGTTGGTAAGGTTTTATTAAACACAACACCATTACTTAACCAGTAGAACATATCTGCAAAAATAGTATTTGGAGTACTTTTTTCCATACCAAGTCTAGGTAGTGGGCCACAATATGACTTTTTCTTAAACTTGGATGTATTTGCATAATAATATGGAAACATTGCATAAATTTGTTTCTCTATTAATAAACCAAGTCTATAAAGAGCAACAATAGATTTAATATTTCTTGGGTAACCTCCTATATGAATATGTGTAGACTCATTAATTGAGCATTTACAAAATCTTTTAAGAAGATCACAATTAGCTTTAATAGCTTGAATACCAGTTTCTCCTTGTAAAGGAACAGTTGTATATTCAAATCCAGAAATACTTCCATCTCTACATGCAATAAGTCCATTTTTTCTTAAATACCTTTCAGGAATTGCACCAGATTCTGTTTCAAATTCAACTCCAAAAGTATATCCATCTAAATACTTATAAGCATCAGATAATAAAGGATAACCTTCAAAGTGTTTTTTAAAGTGGTTAGAGAACTCAGGAATTAATGGCTCACTTCCATAATTAAAAGGAAATGTATAAAAACCATCTTTTCTGGGTTTTAATTTAGTTGTAAACTCTTTTGGTATAGGATAACCTGGCTTACTATCATAATAATAATAACCATTCATGCCTTCTTTAATATTTGGGTAATTACTTAAGGCATCTACATTTAATACACATTCAATAACATTGTTGTGTAAGTAAAATAGATTTTTATCACTATTAGGAGAAAAATATCCAAACTCAGGGTTACTGATATCTACTATATTAATAATTCCATGTAATATATCAGTTGATTTTAATACCCAAGTATTTACTTCATGATCAAAAACAATGTAACCACTATTTATTCTATACCACTGATCATTGATTAAAAAACATTGTGTATTCTTTTTATAATATGAACCCTTAATAAAACGACAGTCTTTCCTATAAGCAAATGTTCCATCAAATGTTTTTACTTTTTCCATAATATTACTGGAGTATTGCTGCATAATTTACACTTTTTATAAGTTTATTTAATTCAGATTTAGCTTCTTTACAAACTACACATACTGATAAGGATTTAGTATTTTTACATGTACACATATTACATGAAGTATCTCTTAAGTTATTACAGAAGTCACGAAGATAGTGAATAAAGAATACTTTTATATTATCTGAATCCCCTAATCCAAAATAACCAAACATTATATTTTGTAAAGGTGACATTGGGTTAGTTACACCATTTAAATGATATAATTGAGAACCTATTTTAAAGGAGTCAGATTTATCTGAATTAGTCTTACATACATTTAAATATGCCGTAGATGATTCTAAGTCTCTTTCGTCATGAGATGCCATTCTAATACCATCTTTACCAGGAGTAATAGCTACTAAATCTCCATTACTAAATGAATAACTTCTACTACTAAATAAAGGATTTACTGTACCTCCATAATGTATATCACTTACATTATCATGGAGCATACAAGATAGCATATCCTGTTCTCCTATAGTATTAGTTAATGACGCAGTAGGAAATCTAGAATACTTTACAGCTTGTGAAGTAAAACTTTGTTCGTATGCAGATAAATCAGCAATATCAGATGTTAAGAATTGCATAAATTCATCATGTAATGCAATCGCTTTATTGTAACCAGTAAGTCCATCTAATAAAATACCTTCTACAAAATAGTAAGGTTTTAGAATAGACTTATCTCTTGTAGAATCATTTGGTACAATACCAGCAGCATTTAATAAATAAATACCATGCATTAAGTTTCCCTGCATCCAATAACGACCTTTGTTAAATACAGCTCTTTTAATAACACTACTATTATATATATCACAAGTTTCCGCTTGAATTCGAAAAGGTTCTTTTGATATATCTAAATAACGAATAAAAGGGTTATGTTCTAGCCCCCCCGCCTTAGTGTTTATAGGTTTTTCTCTTGTATTTCCATTCCACATAGGAAGTTGACGGCAATCATGTTTAGCAACAAATGAATCAGAAAGAAATACATCATCATCTTCTCTATGATAATATAAATTACTACCTCTACTATTGTTATGTTTTTTAGATGAAATTGAGTAATCATACCTTCCTTGTGTAACTTTACTTCTATCAACTACTGTTTCTTTGACAAAGACTCCATCTTTAAAAACAATTAGAGTATTAGCTTTTATTTCTTTGACACTTTTTTCACGAGCACCAATAGATATTAAAGCATCTGGCATAGATGAAATATAAAAGTTTTGTTCACCTATATTAAAGAAATGTAATGGTCTTTCTTCACTTTCAATAGTGGAATTATTTGAATATCTGGAAACTCCTCTAAATATAAAAGACTTACCATTTATATGATTTTGCCAAATTAAAGAAGCTGTTCCAATATATTCAGATAGAATACTATAATTACCATAGAATAAAGCAGTTAATAATACTTTAGAATCATTATGATCTACTGTAGAAATTCCATATTGAGGAGCTAATTCTTTATAATTATCAATAGTACCATTATGAATTCCTGAATAGATTATTGTATCGTCTCCTAGTTCTTTAATAGCCTTTTTTAAATGGGTATCTTTTATAGACTTCATATTAAGATCTCTCTTCCTTAAGACTATCGGTTGAGCGTAAATTTCATCTTTACCGCCAGAAGAAGCCTTTCTACAATGACCAAGAATTACATTTGGTAACTCTTTTGGTCTTGGATGAGGAGTAGCTATATTAAACTTTTTATATGTATCTAAAGCTCCTGTACCATGTTCACAGATATCTCCGCATACTCTTCCACAAGCATCTCCTCCTCTTGAGTCATTAAATAATCCTAAGATAGTAAATTTATCCCAAGAAAAATATTTTTTAGAGTTATTGCCTATAAAAGCAAATAATCCACACGCTAATCCATACTCTGGATTATCAGGTAGTAGTAACACTAGAAGTATAACTTGGAGAGTTATACTTAGTGTAGCTATAAGAATTAGTTTTAACAAATTGTTGACTTGTATATATTTCATTTGATTCAGTAAATAAAGTTAAAGGTTTAGGATCTATAAAATTTTGGAATAAATCATATAATACTCTTCTTAATGAATAAGTATTACTCCCGATAAGGTGACATCTTTGTATTAAGTTAAGTAAATCACGATCTGAGCATGTATTAATAAATTGTTCAATTTTAAATAATTGATTCCATACCCATTTTAATTGATTTTCTTGAGTAAAATATGAACTTAGAGTTCTACACTCAACTCCATAAGGTTTTAATCTAACCATACCATACTGACCATAACTCTGAATTCTTTCAGGTTCTGGTTTTATTAATTGTGATGGAATAGTTAGAAATAAATCAAATAGTCTTCCTACTAGAATAGCCATATCTTTATGATTAATATCACAATTAATGACAAATCCTACGTGTATATGAAATCCTGCTACACGATATTTAGCTCTATTAAGAACTGGAGTAGGTCTTTCAGCGTAATATCCTTTTTGGCTATTCCAAGAATCTACAACACTAGAACACCCAAACTCCATACCTTCTGGTGTTTTTAAATATCTTCTATCAAAATACTCAACTCCGTTTGGTGATAATGTATAACCAAACTTAGCAACTTTATTCTGAAAGAAATTTCTAATAAAACACATATTCTTATAAAACTCTTCAAAAGTTGTACAGACAGGTATATTACCTTCAAAAGATAGATTATCACGTTGTTGGTAAAATCCAGATTCAATTAAAACAGGATTTTCTTTTGTTCCTTCTGCAAATAATGTGGCTGGATATGGATTACCTTTAGGGTCTAAAACAAAAAACTCTGGATCTGAACCAATAGTATTAAATTTTATATTTGTCATATTAACTGTTTATTATTTCAAAATTCTTTAATAGATATTTATGAACCCTAAAATCATCCCCAGATATAAAGCAATAGTTATCCTCAATAGTTAGGGCATTATAATAGGTAGCTATTCTAAGGTTTTTTAATCTTTCTCTGTATTGAGGTTTTACCATTACTTTTATTCCACCTTGTGTTAGAACTAAGAATTTTCTGAAATCTCCTTTAGTATATACTTCAACCATTCTCCTATACAGAGCTGAATTACAGTTTAAATGAAATTTACTAAAGAAAGTTAAAGTTGATGTATCTGTATATTCTTTAGCTTTTTCTTCGAATTCTTTAGGTGTAGTAAATTTAAGCATTCTATCATTAGTTAACCAATAATAATAGTAGTAATTAAACCCAAATTGAGTTAGAAATATTAAATTCCAGAAATACTCTTTAGGTAATTGCTCTTTAATTTTAAAATATTGGTTAATAAAATCCTTAAATTCTGGAGATAATCCAGCTCTAATTAAATGGTGAGCTAGATAAGCTTGAATTTTATAAGCTTTTTTAGAATATAATGCTCTAATATAAGGTTTTCCTTTAATAATATCTTCTGATGGTGGTTTTAATCTTAATTCAATATAGTCTTTTATATTATTATAGTTTATTTCAACAATTTTAATTAAATACTCAGAAATGTTTTCAACAGTAACTGATTCAATATCTACTATAAATTCAGACATTACTGGAGTCCATTGATTTGATCCACCACTAGGATAGGTATGAACTAGAAAAGATTGATTAAAAGCTTCTTTAATATTTAAAATATTATCTGATACAAATTGAGTAATTTCTTTTTTAATATCTATACTGATATTTCTTTTATTATTAAGATAATACTCAATCATCATATGATATAAAAAGTCTAAATCTTTAAAATACCCAGATTTAAAATTATTTTGATTTGTATAAGAATAGTATAAATTAGATTTAGCAGAATAATTTAATAGTAAAGATATTATAATCCCACTATTACTTTGTTGATTATATAAAATTAAATTATTTCCTGGATTTCTAGTTGAACCATTATATAAAAGACATTCGGATCTAACCAAATCAATTTTTAGTTCAGGAAACATAGGTGATATTTCATTGATCCAAGTTTTTATGAAATTCAGATCAATAATATTATTAGGACAAAGATAAAACCAATTACTATGAGTAGTTTTAACAGCCGAACAACACACAATTCTTTGTGTATTATAAGTTTTATTAGAAACTAGTTCTGAATCAGAAGTTTCTATAAGTTCCATTACTCTACCATTAGAAAATCTGAGAGAACTAGACATATTATTATCAAAAATTACTTCATTCATGGGCTTTGTACTTAATTATACTTGCAATTACTTTTTTATACTCTTCAATACCATCATCACCTAATGCAGGAGCACTATTTATTTCGCATACTATAAAAGCAGGTTTAGCATGTCTATTAGACTGAACTCTAATATCTACTGCACCAATATCAAGTTTAGTAGATTTTAATGCTTTTATAGCAGCATCTTCCATCTCTTTCCAACAAAGAGGTTTATCAAAATGTTCATGGGCTTCTCCTACCCAAACAGAATTAGTTGAATTAAAATACCAACGATCTTCAGCATCTTTTCTACGAAGTTTTCTCCAAGATAGAAATGCTCCAACTTTAGTTCCTACATGAATACGATACTCTTTTGAATAATTATAGAAATGCTCTATAATCCAAGAACCATCTAAACTATGAGTTTTAAGCCAGGATTTTAGTGCAGTATGATCTTCTATATATGTCATTCCTCTACCTTGGAACCCGAATGTCTTTTTAGCAACTAATGGATAGGGCAACTCTACTAAATTAAGGCCGTCTAAAGATTGCCACCAAGTAGCCTGAGGAACCTTACCAGACTCAAAACATTTTTTCATTCTAATTTTAGAACGACTATTTTGAATTGCTTCAACAGTATTTACTTCAATAACTCCAGTTCTATTAAAGATTTCATTTGTAGGAGTAAGTGAACCAAGTCTACAAACAGCCCAATGATCAGTAAGTATACTTCTTCTTAAAGGTCTAGAAGTTGAGTTTTTAGTTCTAATTCTGACAAATTTCTTCATTTTTTATTTTTATTAAGATAATGTGTTCTCCAATCACCACTTGTTATAATATTATCCATTCGATTCCCCCAACCATTATAGATATAAATATAAGCCTCTCCAAAAGTTGTATCAATTGATATACGATTATACAAACCATCTTTAGGAGAATGTGAATTATATCCTTCTAATCTATCTAATCTAGCAAATGTTTGATCATCTACTTCATAGACTTCACCAATAACTTTACCAGGTTTATCTGTCTTAACAGCACCTGGATACCATCCTAAATCAACAATTCCAAAACCTTCAGGTGTTTCGGCATCCCCAAGTTTTTTAGAATTAATAAGTAAGGCATGGTTTCCCATGCCACTTAATAACGAACCATACACAAATACTTTATGCATATTATTTTATTTTTTAATTTTAAGTAATTTTTCCATAATAAAATCACCAACAGAATCAATAATTAATTCTTCTGGATGATATTGTACTCCATAAATAGGTAATGTTTTATGTCTTAAAACTTCAATAGAAGGTTTAGCATCTTTACCTGCATACATAGCTAATATCTCTAAATCTTTTGGTAAGTCTTTAGCAGAAACACATTGATGATGCATTGAATTAACAAAAATCTTATTCTTATTACCATAAGTAGACTCATACTCAGTTTTAAAAGTACTAGAAGTTAACTCAATTTGATGAATTAGTTCAGATCTATCATCAGCACTATTAGTTTTATGATGCATTTGTTGCACTAAAGTAGCACCAAAATGTACTGCAAGAGTTTGTATCCCACGACATATACCAAAAATTGGAATTCCTTTTTCGATATATTTAGGAAGAATATGGACATCAAAAAATTCTTTGATAAGATCAGGTTTACTAGTATTCCATTTAGGACTTTGACCATATCTTTCTGGATTTACATCTGCACCACCAGGAAGAATTAATACATCAATTCTATCATCAACTTCTTCTTCAATTGAAATAATTCTTGGTCTACCAAAATAACTAGCATATGTATAATAAGGGGATGTAACTCCAAAAATTTCATCCCCTACTTTCCAACCAAGAATACCTATAATAGGATACTTCTCATCCATTACGATATAAATTGAATTTTACCTGAAAATCCTTACTGTTTAAATTATTAAAAGTACTTACAGCAGAATTAAAGGAACTTATTGGTTTATCTTCAATAAACTCAAATTCTTTTAATTTCAACTTACCTTTAGTATTAGTAGATTCAAGTCTTCCTTCAGCCTTGTACCTACCAACTTTCTTTATAAAGCAATCATTGTTGCTACAAAGAGATGCCCCAAGTAAAAGCTTTATTGAATGAAGTGGGCTTTTACGGGTAAATTTACCAGCAATGGTAAATCTGCGACCATCCGTAGTCTTTCCGTGAAAAAACATAATTGTTTTCATAATTAATTATTGATTGTTAATTTAAATTGTACGTTATTCCATTTTCCTCACATAATGCAACAGCATCTATGGAGAATATTTTACTTATTCTATCCAAGATCCATAAATTCAAATGATCTCCTTCATGTAAATCATAGAGTAAGTCTACTATTGCTTTCTTTAATTCTTCGTTGTTCATCACCTATTAGATCATTTAATATACCTTTTGCATTATATTTACCAACTATTTTAATTAAATCACTAAAATCTTTTACACCATATTTTTCTGGAATAAATATAGAATTTAATCCATATAGTTTTTGATATTGTGATGCTTGTTGTTTACCTTGTACATCATTATCAAATAATGTTAATACCAAATCAAATCGTTGTTTATATTCGTCTATTACTGTATCCTTAATAAAACAAGTTTCTGATTGTACAGCTATAGAATCAATTTTAACATTTTCTACTATTGACATTACATCTTTTAAAGATTTTGTAATAACAAGTAGTTTACCAGTTCTTGGTAATTGAGTATAACCTTGGTGAACTCCAAATGGATTATTATTCCTCCATTTATTGAATTTATCTGCTGTAGGACGATATATTTTATAAGTCAGCTGGTTATCTTTAAATTCTAAATATGCATAGGCAATATCAGGTGTGTCAATATAGAAGTTATTATTGAAATAGCCTGAAATTGGATAGACATTATAAGTTATTAAAGTTGAATTACTTATATAATATCCTGACCAAAATAAGGTATCTCTATCTTCCCAAGATCGCACTACAATACTAATTTCACATCCTGATTTCATTTTCTTTAATTCCTTTTTAGGTACTTTAACAGGAAGAGGATAGTTATTGTATTGCATATCTTCAGCTATCTTCTCAATAGCTTTTTGATATGAACTTATACTATACAATTCTTGTACAAGTCTTACAAAATCACCTCTTTTACCAGCAAAATCCTTAAATAACAGACAACCATTATTTTTAGAATAAAAAATATTAAAGCTTGGTACTTCATCACCGTTTCTAATAGGTGATTTCATTGGTTGACCTAATTCAAATTCACCTACATAATGTTTAAATATTTCTTCTTCTGAAAATTTAGTTAATAATTGTTCTTTAGTTATTTTATCAGTATTATATTTAGAATCATTTAAATCTATCATTATCTTCCTTTTATATATGGGTATAATTTCTTTACTAAAGTAGATTGCCAATATTCATGAGTATCAATATCTATAAGAGTAAGTTTACCTTCCCAACCAGCTCCCTGATCAATATTCCAAACATTAGATACATGAACTGGCAACATATCAGGATGACTACGACAAGTAGATGTATGCCCAATAAAAACCTCATCAAAGTGTTTAGCAATAATTAACGGTTTATCTTTTTCATTCCATTCTTGCCACATACAAGCTGTTGCAAAAAGATGTCTATTCCAACTAAGATCATATCCTGATTGATCTGCAATATCATAATGCCAATTATAACCACCATGAATGAAACATTTATTATCCTCAGTTATATAATAATAAGGAGCTTCATCTAATAATTTTTTATGAGGTTCTATAAATTCTGCACCTTCCTCTTTAATTCTATCTCTATAATTTTTAAGAGTGGCATTTCCACCTTGAGAAGTCCAAATGGGAAGAGTGCTATTAAAGTTAAACCAATTACGTAACCAATCATCATGATTACCCATTACATAAACAAGATTTTTAATCTTTAATAACTCATCAAAACATTCAGATACATCTGGCCAACCATCAGCAGTATCACCTACTGAAATAAGTTTATCAGTATCATAATTAAAATTAGAGGCTATCAAAACCTCTTTAAGAGCTTTATAAGCTCCATGAATATCTCCAACTGCAAATCGCCTCATATTATTTAATAATTTTTAATGCTTCAACTAACCCTTTTTCAAGAACTTCTTCATATGAATTACCGCCTATACCTGTATATCTAGGTTTAGTTAATCTTGCAATATACATAAAATGACATACCCATTCTTCTTTAGTAAACATATTAGGAGAATATATTTGTAAATGTATATTATATTTCTCTCTTAACCATTTTTGAAGTAATGATTGAGTTGGTCTTTCAAATGTATTTTCAGGAGTTGCTAATTGCATTATCCCTTTATCATGGAATTGATTAGAGCATTCAATATCAAATCCTTTTTCTTTAGCTAGTACAGCTGTCTCAAATGAGATTAGTTGATCTGTCATATTTTTAATATTTTATGAATCTAGAATGGGATTCGAACCCAACGCTTAGTATACTATTTCATATACCTAGACCTACTCAGGATGCCGACTTACCTTCATAGTACATTACCACTCTGTCATCTAGATTAAAAGAAAAATCTTCCTGTCCGTTTCCAAGCGGAATAGTATGCAACCTATCTTACAACATCGCAACGTTCTCTTGGCAGATTAATAAACTTGTTTGTCTTCAGCAGGAAGATTTTTAAATTTAAGTATTCATCCAATCCAAATTATCAGGATTTCCAGCTTTTGTAGTCATATCTTTAATAAGCTCTGATGCTGGTGTAGCAGTCTTAATAGGCTCTCTTACCAAGTTATCACTCTTATCAAATGCCAATGTATTATCTTCAGTCATTGGTTGAATAAAACTTCCAAAATTCTTAAATCCAAGATAGGATTCTTTTCTTTTAGTAGTACCATAGCAAGTAGCTACTCTCCAAAACTTTTGATTTATTACAGGAGCTACAAGTTTCATAACTCCATCAAGAACTTCTTTAGGTGTGTTCCAGACAGGAAATTTAACATCTTTTCCTAATACTCCTCTAGCTAAATTAATCAGACGTTGTGCCTGAAAATTATTAAATGCTTTAGAATCTACTTCCTGGTAATAAAAACCTTCATTTATTTCTGCACCATTTGTATCAGTTGCTATTAACTTATACATAGGTTTTTTATCATCGGTGTCAGTTGAGGCTTTCTTTTCAATCCTCATTTTAACATTCTCCACCACTGCTGCATTCCCGTCATTAAATACCTTAAATTCTTTAATGAACTCCTCACTGTTATTCAAATTAATCTCTGACATTTTATTAAAAATTTTAATTAATTACTTGTTTCATACTCATCAATACATTGTGCTACTAATCCTAAATCATTAGGAATATATAAATCTTTAAACATACCATAAGGACTTTTAGCGGGATAAGATATATCTCTATTAGTTACAAACTGATAGATAGTTTTCTTATTACTATCATTCCAAGTACATTTGGTAAATAAGAGTACTGTAAATAATCCTGGTAACTCTATCTTTTCATCTAAAAATCTACCTATAGTCTTTATTTTCTTAGTAACTTCAAATCCTGCATCTGTAACTTCTTCAGAATGAGCTAAAATAAAAACTTTTAAGTTGTCTCTTAAATGTCTACCTTTATTAAGCACCTGCATTGTGTGCATTGCAATTTCGCTAAATTTGTCAAAACCTTTTACCATAGCTTTTTCGACAAACTCGAAAGCTAGTAAATATTGAAAATCATCTACGACAATATTAGTAATCTCTGAACGATTTTCACTTACATAATCCATAGCCTTACAAATAACATTTGGGTTTTCTGTATTTAAGTAATTACCATCTTTACCATTAAATGGAGTATATTTATTTCTCCAACCTTTAAATGGAAATGGTTTACCTGATACATTAATCACAAATGTCTTTGAAGGGTCTAGTCCAATAATCCCCAAGGCAGACTCCGGAAAGAATGATGTACTCTTACCCGTTCCTGCACTCCCCACAATTCCAACAAGTGTACTCGACATTAAATTTGCGATTTAATTATTTGTTCGTACTTACTATAATCAAATTCAGTTAAAGTACGGGGAAATTCCGCAAAATAACTACTTGATCCTAAAAAAAACAATTGTATGCTCGCATTGGATATACCATTGCGATTTAAATTAATCATAAATTCCCTATGACTATCTCCAATTCTCATTAAATCTATATCTTCATGCTTTTCTAAATTATAACGTTTTGGATAAAATAAACTAACCATTAGATCTACATCTCGACTTGTATATTTTGAGTCTGCTAAACCTTCACTATCAGGACGAATCTTATCAATAATAGTATCACCACGATAATTAAATTGAGCTCTTGAGGAATCGGCTGATTGCTGTTGAACAATTGTAGGAATATATTTCCAACGATCCCTCATTTCCAAACAATAAGTATTACTATACTTATTAATAGCCTCATGTAAAGATTCACCTGGGGCTGTTTGTAGTAATCCTATATGATCTACAATAACTACTACATATTCATTAGGTTTAGTAGGAATATATTTATCCTTTACTTCCCTAGGTGTATATGTACCATCTTCATTTTGCCAAGATAAAGTTTTCTTCGTATATGTACCATTACTTGGATGTTCAGCATACGATTTAACTAAATGGAAAATTGAATTTGGACTTCTTATAGTATCATAATAAGTTACTATATTCTCAAAACTTTTAAACCAAGACTTAAATTTATCACTTTGAATAATAGATTCTATTTTATCATCTAGAATATAATTACTAAATATAGATGAGAGCTTTTGAGGGCTTATTACTATACCATATTCAGTAAATAGTTTATAACAAATTGCAGATTTTATTTTAGTATTCCTTGAAACTTCTAAGGAAAAGTAAAATATTTTTAGTGATAAACTAGTTTCTGGATGAGATAAAATCCATTCTATTGGTTGATAAACATATAAAAAATCAGTTAACTGACTTTTACCAGCTTTAGGACTAGCAGATATAAGATTATATCTACCTTGTTCTATTCCTGGTAGTACACTCGATAAACGAGGTAAAGACCAAGGGATGGCTATTACATCTCCCTTTTGACGAGATTGCTTATTTGCACTTAACTCTCCTAATACATCTTCATATAGCATATTTTAACACAAATCAACTTCACAAAGATAACTATAATATGCTAGATATCCAAATTTTTATTTTATAATTTTATATAATTATTACTAGATGTTTTTTTATCAGGAATATCTTCCCATTTTTCCCAAGTGGCTTGACGAAGCCACGTATCAATTCCTTGTAGATAAGCTAAAGAACCCTCAGCTTTTTTATGCGCTAATTCTCTCTTAAGATTATCTATAATTTGTCTTTGCAGATAAGGTTTATTTTTAGTAATCCTATCCCAAATAGAGCGAGTAATTTTAGCAGATACAGTATCTACACTAGCAGTAGATACAGGTCTAAAACCAGAACCTGTATCTACCTTATGTGGATACGTATTATAAAATTCCTCAAATAGATCTTCATCACCTTTAAATACTTTTTCTCCAATTACACCTAAAGTATATGTACCATCTTCTTTCTGCTTAATAAAATTTTCTTCTAGTAATCTAGGAAAAAATCTTTCATCAGGCACAAAAGGAAATGATTTACCTTCAGAAGCATGTTGAAATTTCATTAAGGTTAAATACTCATTTAAATTCAACTTGTATTTTCCAATTTCAATAATATCTAATACGTAAGATAATTTTGCCATTTTTAAGATTTAACTATAGCTGCAATTCTATAGAGGTTCATTATTTTCAACAGCGTCTTCAGCATTTTCAGTACTTCCAGTATCCAAAAGAGTCTCTAAATTTAAGTTCATTATGAAATTTTCATATTTACTTTCTACTAGAGATTCAAAAATCCTTTTATTATAAAGTTTACCATCAATTTCAATTGTAGCCTCTTTTACATTATCTTTAGGTTTATTGATGGAAGAAAGTTTATTTAAAAACTTTATTGTTTTAATTAACTCTACTTGATGATATGAACCATCATGTAAATTAGCTTTAATCCATAAAATCTGATTACCAGAAGGTATATAGCATAAGCAAACACAACCACCTGATTCTTTTAATTTATTAAAATCAAATGTTATTAAATTATCTGAAATTTCAGGATCAATTCTAACTCCTTTATCAATACATTTTGAAATAACTTCAGTAAAATCAATCATATTATATAAGTTAATCCAAAAACTTTTAGATTCTATAGGACTTTCATAAAGACTTGTAATAATATGAATTAAATTAGCCTGTAATTCTTCTGTCAATTCAATTTTATTAACTTGAAAATCTGCTAAAATATCATCTACATCTAATTGAATTCTTCTTTCTACATCATTCCTAGGATTCAAAGGATTATAATTATAAGAATGATCCAATCTATAACTTAATTCTTTAAATAATATTTTATATAGATAAATAAGATCATTTGAATCTATATATTTCTTATATAAAGGATTAATAGTCTTTTCATTCTTTATACCATAAGTTCTAGCTTTTCTTATAGTACGTGGAATTTCTTCTTCTGATTCATTTTCCTGATCTTCATCTGATGTAAAATAATATGGTTTAAAATATGTACGCTGTACTCTTTCTAAATCATCTAAAGAAAATCCTGAACTACTCCCTTTCTCTATAACAACTTTAGGTTCACTACCAAAAGGATCAACAACTTTTATCTCCGCTTTTTTCATAATAATATTTTAATACAATTTTTATTTAATATCAACAATGATTCACAATCCCAACCATATAGATTAATTAAATAAGTATAATGATCAGTTTCTTCAAGACCTTTATACGTTAACCAAATAACATCATAGTTCTGCTTTAATCTTTCAAAATCAGGATAAGTATCAAGTAGTGGTAATTTAAGGAGGTCATTATAAGAATTTATTCTATAAACCCTAGTTCCTCTCTTTAAACGAAATGCAAATCTAGAAGATAGTTTATGAATCATATAGTTTCTTGCTATACAAAAGTCTTCCCATCCAAATTCAGTAACACATGGTGAAGCCCATAAACCACCTCTAGGTTTACAAAATCCAATTCTATTAAAAACCTCATTAAATTTACCACTATCAAAATAATCAGATCCATAATGAATTAGAATCATAACAAATCAATTTTTAAGCATTGAATTGGTTTAAGACCTACAAATTTAATATTATATTTGTATAATGTCTTATGTTTATGTTTAAGAAAATCTATTATTTCAGATTCCTTATAACATTCTTTCCAGATTGGACTATTTGATAAGTTGCCTTGTATCTTTTCATCTAATACAGGACTTATCACTACTTCAACGGTATCCTTGTCTCCTGTCTTCTTCATTATATTCAATTTTTAAGTCAAATTTGAATTCATCTGGTGTAGTTCTACCATAAATATAGTTTTCACCTGTATCAACTTTATATGAATTTATAGATCTACATATTCTTACAAAAACCCTTTTGTGAATAGTAGAACAATAATCCATATAAACTACACCTTGATTCACAAGTTGAAATAATATACTTCTGAATTCTTTAAAAGAAATATTTGGGCCATAAGTTAAGAATAAGCGATATAAATCCCCCATAGATCTTCTTGCTCCAGCTCTACATTGATTATTAAAAAGATCACTTTCATCACATGTAGATAACATAGTAGGATATTCTTCTAATTTTGCTAAAAGCTTTAACAATACCAAACGATTATCCTTATTACCATAAGATTTACAATATACATTAAATTGAGCATTATTAAAATCACGTAGTTTTAATAAACCAGACTTACGTAATTTATTTTCAACATATTTTAATCTTCTATCGGATATACTTTCGATTACTTTCATATTAAAAATCAGTTAGATTATAACCAAATTTCTCCAAGTCTTCTACAATAGTAAAAGAAAAGTTAATTTTAACTTTCTCCCCTGTTTTCAGAAGCTTATATTCAGGTGTCTTATGTTTACCTCTATGAAATTCCCTTACTGTTCCTTCAGGGCTATCATAATCGCATACAAGAGTACGCTTAAACAGCCCCACTTTATGAGGCTGTCCAGCGTGCAGATGGTCTACAGTTATAGTTCTTGGTTCTTTCATTATTATGCTTCGTTAATTAAAAAAGTATAATTTATTGCACCCATATCACTAGCATATTTTGCTACATGATAATTTAATCTCTGGACATCATCCATTTTTTTCCAATAAGTATGAGCTTTGAAAGCTTTAAACCCACCCTCCTTATCAGGACGTGCGTCATCACTTATAGCATAATTAACAAATGATTCTCCAAGTGTTACACGCTTATAGCAATCACAATTTTTAGATTTCCTGATGATAAACAACCTTTGGTTTTCAGCTAATATATTACCTGAGGTTGTTTTTTCTCTATACTCGTAGCTTCCAGGAAGAGCTAAGGCGCCATCTATAACTATCGTTAAGACGACACTAGCATTTTTTAGACTCATATTTTAGAATAAATTTTAACTATTTGATAATTCCCCTGTGGTAATCTAGATACAATAGTAGTTCTTGCATCTGATTCAGACATAAACTTAATAGCATCTTTAACTTTTAAACCTTTTGAATCAGTTTTAGACCAATACCTTTTAAATATATCATCTAAGTCTCTGATTATATACCTTTCATTCATTTTATATTATTCCTTGTTTAATCCAAGCTCCTTTTCAAGAGCGGTGATTTGTTTGCGAAGTTTTTTAACGTCTTCTTTAGTATCTTCAAGCCAATAATGAATTGGTAATTCTGTTATTAATTTCATCATGCTGTTAATCTTCATCAACCCCTTGTTTTGCGCTAACAGATTATCATTGGCTTCGATTTGAATGTCAAGCCTCTCCTGTAACTTGGATTCTCGCTCGGTGACGTAATGTTCTAACTCTCTGAATCTGGTGGCAATAAGTTGCATTCCATAGATGCTTACCTTATCTCTTCTGCCCTGTTCAATAAACTCAATATAATTCTCTGCTGTCATCTCTTAGTGTTTAGTCTTGTGGGTTAATAATGAATGCTAACAAACTCTTCTTTTTTAATAGTAGAGGTTAATTGTTCAAGCCCATCAATATCGTGAAAAACTGTTTCTTCTTCATTGGCAATCATATCATAATCACCAATTACTATTTCAAGTTCTTCATCAAAATCATTAAGTAGTTGCTTTAATTCTTTTACTTTCATTTCATTCTTCTTTTATTAGTTACTACCTACTGTTATTTGTTTCAAAACGTGTAAAGTGCATTACGCTGTTCTTTACTTTTGGTTATACTTTGCTATCAAATTTTGAAGGTTTGCTATTTCCTTTTTAATACTTTTTACCCGACTCGCTTTAAACGCCTTTATATAAGTATTCAAATCTTTGGGCAAGCAGGTATTACCTTCAGTCCCCCCACTCCCAGAAAAACCACCATTTTTACCGCCCCACCAACTTGATGAGAT